GGCGCCGCTGGTAATCTGTGCCCCAGCGGCAGTGTAGAAGCGGATATAGCCGTCTCCGAATTCCAGCATGAACGCCTGGTCGCGGTTGAAAATGAACGGGATCATCCGCGTCTGCTTGCTGGCATTCTTTGCCGCCGCCACGTAGCGGGTTCCGTCGCGCCGCTTGGCGCCGCCATGCACCAGCGGGATGGCATTGAGGCAGGTCTTGAGGCCGTTCGCATATTTCGCGACATCCACCCGGCCAATCAGTCGCGGCGACAGCTCGCCCGCCGTGCAATTGGTCTGGATATAGGTGAACTTCGGCATTTAGCGGCGAACGTCCAGCAACGGCGTATCGCCTGCTGTCTCTGGCGGTTCTTCCTGGCCATCAACGGCCTTGGCCATTTTCAGCAGGCTGGCATATTCCTGGTACATGGAATCGCGCATCGCTGCGCTTTTGGTGATGGCGTAGGCCATGCGCGCGGCCATGTAGACTTCGGCCACCTGCACCAGCATGGCATCCCACGAAGCCACATCTGTGTTGTCGTAGACGTAGGTGATGTAGAGCGGATTCTCATCGGCCAGGATGCGGCGGCCCTCAATCACATAGTCGTCTGGCTCGTCCAATTGGCCGACGAACAACACGCGCAGCAGGTCGCTCGGCATGACAAACTGATATGACCAATCGAAGTCTGGGGTATCGCCTTCCGGCGCGAGATTCACGCGCGCTTTGGCGCAGTTCCATGGATGGGCGCGTAGCAGGGATTTACGGGCATTGGCCCACAGGTTGCTGGCCAGCGTGGCGCGGTCGCTGCCATCATCGAAGCTGCTGATCGGGCTGTCGCCCAGGAGCAGCAGGGCATTGGAGCAGATTTCGACTGCGCTATCGGCCATGGTCGGTCCTTGCTAAAAAGAAGCGGCACGAGGCCGCTTAAAAGAACCGGGTTTCATCGCAGGGGAAAGGAGACAAACCCCTGCTCCACCCGGTCTCAGTCGCTCCTTACGGCACGTAGCGCACACGCATGGTGATGGTGCCGGCGGCGTCTGCCGCAGCCGTCAGCGTCACCGCGATGTCGTACCACTTGCCGGGGTCGGACGTGAGCGCCAATTGTTCCCACAGGCGCTTGTACTTGTTGGCCACGTCCACGACCGCAGACTCGTGCGTGATGTTCTGATTCGACAGGGCGCCGCCAGACAGCGACAGGGCGGAGGCGAAGAAATCCGCATCCACCACCGCACCGCTGTTGTTGGCCGCGATGTCGTACAAACCAACGTCGCCGGCCGTGGTGGTGCCGATGTCGTCAGAATCCACGAGCAAGTCGCAGATGCGCCAGCCGGACCACACGCGCAACATGCGATAGGTTGATGCGATGGAGTCGCCGGAAGTGGCCTCGATGGTCGCGACCTGCTCGTGCAGCACGCCATTCTGGTAACTCGGGTTGAGGTCTACGGGCGTCGCGTCCGCGTTGGTGACATAAGTCGATTTGGTAGCTACTACAGCCATGATTCATTCCCTCCTGGGTTGTTACTGGACGGCGACTTCGACGACTTTGACATCGTCAACGCGCACCGAACCGATGGACATGCGAGCGTAAGGCTGCACGGCGTAGGACTTGTCAGGCCGCTCGGTGACGCGGCTCATGATCTCCGCGCCCGTACCGAATGCAACGCCGGACTTGGCCCAGGCCAGCGAGTAGCGGGTGGCGCCCGCATCACCTGTCGCCACGGGCTCATACGGCACCCAAGTGAAACCAGCCCACTTGCCTTTGAGGTCGCCCGATTGGAGCATTTGCACCGCCATGAAGTCGTTGGAAGTCAGGGTGGTGTCGGCCAGCACGTCTTCGAGGTCGTACGAGGTGTAGCTCATGTACAGATCTTCGCCGTTCTCGTCGTCCGCCTCGTTCGCACGGAACAACTTGCGGGCATTGACGATCTTGGTCTTCGTCATGCCAGCCGAGCCGTGCGCGATCTTCTGCGCAGAAGGCAGGGCGGTGGTGCCGCTGGAAGTGCGGGCGGAACCGCGCATGGCGTCGTAGATCACCGAGTCCTTGGAACGGTTGAGTGCCGCAACGCCGGCCTTGAGGTAATCGCTGGTCGGGTCGGACAGCATCTTCTTCTTGTCCAGCTCGTCCACCAGATCGGCCCATTCGTAGTCGTCCAGGTCGATCCAGCGGGTGGAGTGCGGCGTCTCGATCAACGGGGTATCGCCGTGGCGCGTGGTCTTCTTCTGCGCTGCGGTGGAGCCGATGCGGCTGATCTTTTTCGAATCGCCGACGATGCCGGGTTCATTGCGGACCTTCCCTTGGAACCGCGAGGTCATTTGCTGGGAAAGGTGGTAGAAGTTCGCGCTGAACTGCTGCACGAACGCTTCGGTCACTTGGAAACTCATGATAAAACCCTCCAAAAAAGTTGAGATGTCGCTTTAACTTTTCCAGGTTGTTCCATCATTTAGCGCTGGGGCCGATGGGCCTGTACTACAGTTTCGTCGCGTGTTTAGCGTCCTTGCGGCAGGACGGCGGGCCGGGTTGCGCCGGTTGTTCCGCGTGTCAGGCGCGCTTGCGAGCGTCCGCCCTGGTCTTGGCCGTGAAATGGGCCGCCACCTTTTCCTTGGTGCGCTGGTGTTGCGGGTGGGTTGCGTCCCAATAGGGGCCGCCCGCCTTCATCAGCTCATCCAGGCTTTCGCCGGAGACCATGGCCCCAGCATTGAGACCCGGGTCTTCCTGCAATTCCTTGTTGATCTTCGCCAGCACGCGCACCGCGATGGGGTCATTCACCACCCGGTACAGGTGCTTCATTTCTTCCTCATCGGCATATGCGCTGAAAACGTCATAGGCCGCCTTCACGTTCTGCTGGATGGCGTCGGGCGTCTTGTAGTGCTCGGTCAGCGCCTGCATGGTCTGCGCCTTGTCCAGGCGCTCGCCCATTTGCACCATCGTTTCGACGTTGGCGTAGAGCTCGCCCATGGCTGCGTCGAACTGCTTTTGCGACATCCCTGCCTTATGCGCGAAATTGCGGAAGCCATTGAACTGGTCCGGATCGAGCTCCACGCCGGCCTGCTTAAACGCGGCCGGCACCTCGAACTTGTAGCCATCCGGCGACTCTGGCGGCAAGCCCACGTCTTTCATGCGGGTTTCGAGCTCCTTGGTGCTCTTGGCCCAGGCATCGAATTTGACTTCGCCATTTTCGGCGTCCCAGAACTTGGCCGGCACGTCCTTGGGGCGGCGGGTATCCTTCTCGGCGGCCTTCAGCGCGCGGGCTTCGGGCGTCTCGCCTGCCTTGCCGGTTTCGTCAGCGCCTGCTTCGCCTTCGGCCGCACCCTGGCCGGCGGCCAGAGCGTCGAGCAGGGAACCTTCGGTCGATGCGGCTGCGCCGGCTTGGCCGTCTGCCTCGGCGCCACCTTCTGACACGCCACCCTCTGCGCTCCCAGCCGCCGCACCGTCACCGCCCGCCTGTTCCATCCGCAGCCACCGCTTAATCAGCATCGTCTTCTTCCCTTTCGTGAATTTGTCCAATGCGCCGCAGAATGAACCCAATTACCTCTTTCTGCGCCGCCCGTTTCTCGGTCTCGCGCTGCGCTTCCGCGCCGCCCGGAACCCATACGGAGCGATCATGAAACCGCCCTACCAGATCCTCCAGCACCTGCTGCCCTTCCGGGTTCTGCACGAACACCCGGCTATACATTTCCGGCGTCACATCGCTCATGCGCTACCCATGGCCGGGACCAGGATCGACGGCGCCGGCTTGTATTCGTCGCCCTGCGCCTCGCGCACGACGATATAGAGCATCTTGATCAGCTCATCCAGCCGGGTGAACCAGTTGTCCCACCGGTTGCCGTCGATCTCTACCAGCAAGTACCAGTGCTTGGCGCCCACACCGGCGGGGATGTCGGTCTCGCACCGGCCAAGATCGCCTGCCACCAACTTGGCCAGGCCCAACCCATTGCGACTCTTGATCCTTGGCCTGAACTGCGGGTTCAGCACCTTGCCGGTCAGCTTGAGCAGGATCATCTCCACCGCCTGGGTCAGGTCGAGCAGGTCCTCAAAAACGATGTTGAACGTCTGCCCATTGGCCTGAATAAGCCCCTTGCCCTTGCTCAGGTCAATGCGGTCGATGACCCGACGCTGAGAGATTTCCGATGCAGTAAGCCGTTGCATGGGCGCATAGATACACCGCCCAAAGAAAATACAGATACGCTTTTGCGTATTCAGCCGACTGGAGGCTTGTCGTTGTCGCGAACGAGGGAGCGGATGAGGGAACGGACGATGCGCTGATAGGTGGCCGCCACGACAGCGCCGGTTACAGTGATCGCCTTGGCTGTAAACCGCAGCGTCGCCGCCGTCAACTCGATCAGCGTGTCTCGGATCGTAGTGATGGCCTGGGCCGTGAAATTCAGCGCTGCGGCGGTCAGCGCGGTGGTCAGGCTGGTTTGGACCGACTGCGCGGCGGTGGACAAGCTGGCGGTCGATAGCGCCGTGGAAAGCCGCGCCTGCGGTGCTTGGGCGGTGAAGCCGAAATTCGCTGCGGTCAGGTTGATGGTGGTGGACGATCCGCTGCCTGGAAACAGCCCTAGCAACAGTTCATGCGTTACGATCATCGCTTAGGTGCTCTTGAATCCAACCATGGAACAATACACGGTCGTGGTCGCCGCGCTCGGATCAAAGTTCCAGGCAGTGTTTGCCGTGCCGAGTAGCGGAACTGGCAGATTGACTACCGCGCCGCCAGTTGCCGGGACGGGTATAGTCAACTTGACAGTTGCCCCGTCCTTGATTTCCACGTAGATGCTGCTGCTGCTAGTATTCGTGAGAATGATGGTTGTCAACGCCGTGGCAATACCTGCGCCCTGAGCTGCGATACACTGGGTACTCGTGCCGTCCGTATTCGATGCATTACCGCTCACCACATCGGCGAGTTTGCAATGAGGGCGAGCGACCGGATAGTGAGTCGTCCCTTCTTCCTCGCTCGCTACAGTCGTGCCGCTGCCCTGCGTTACTGTTAAATTGTCTGCCATTTCTTAACCTCCAATAACGTGGCCTGGACACGATCCGCCCGCCCCATCATCCAGCGCACAAACACGCAACCGAATGATCGGAATTCGCGTCGTTGTTTCGCTGAATGCACCGGTCGAATTACTCCGGCTGCCCAGGCGACTATTCGTGCCACCATTAATCAAAGCACGATATGTTGCGCTGGCCACATCGAAATAATAGGGCCGAATGGCCCCGGTACTGGTAGCTTTT